TCAGCCATGGGGGCTGGACCCTGCTCATATCTATCACTCAGGTTAGGCTGAGCATCACCCTTCCTGGATTCTGAAATTTTAAATGCTGTTTCAATTTCGGCCATCTCATCCTCTTGATCATTCTTCATCTTTTCCTGCACCAACTTCATACGCTGGGTCTGGATGGCTGTCTGGCTCCGCATCGACTCGGTCTGTAATTTGGTCTGACTTTCCAGTTCCTTACTCTTAAGCATTGTTTCATACCGCTTAATAGTTTCCATCAATTGGGCCTTTTCATTACCGGCCAACTGTAACTGCTGTTGAAGACCTTGCAGGTCCTGTACAATCATTCGGACCTCTGCTTCAGAGATCTTATTCGGTTTGGCATTAGGATCTTCGAGAATATTAGGAGGTATTGTACGTTTTAATCGGTCAGCAAGCTCATCAGCACCAGGGAAATCAAGGTTACGAACAAGTATGTCTGACGCTACCTCTCCCATATTTGGGATAGCCTGGATGATATTAGTAAGATTTTCTGCCACTTCCATCCTTTTTGACTCGTATGACTGCGATACATCTACTGTGACATCATACTTACCAACGGTCATGTCATAGAGTTTGTTTTCCCCGTCTTCCTCATCAAAATGAAGCTGATTAACCATCACTACAGAATCCACTTCATCCTCACCTAATATTCGGATCGTTCTGGGTACGTCATATATCTTTGGGATTAAATCAACAATGATACGGCCCATAAGCTTAACGGCACGGGTCAGAGAATCTTGGAAATGCCATGTAGCATTATCACCCATCTTCTGTCTCGCTATAATAGCCCTACCAGAGCTCTCATTGCCTTGTGCACCCATCGAGGCATCATGGATACCTGTGACCGCTTTGATGTCATCAGCGGACTCTCTCATAGCATTAATAGCTGCTGAAGGGATAGCTGGTGGATCAATACGTCTTGGGGGAGCTACTTGCTGGCCGGCTGCATCAATTGGATTGTATTCCAGGACCGAGAAATTCTTAACATTAGCCACCGCCCATTTATCTTCAAAGCCCTCTAACTGACCTAATGCTGCAAGCCATGGAGTTTTTGGAGATAGTGATATGATCTCAGCTTCCATACTCTTATAGAAGTTATAATGCCTCTGAGGATCCTTAGCTTGTCTAATAAGGGATAAGAGCTCCTTACGGCCATCAACATTAATTTCCCATCCTAAGACCGGAATGATTGGTATGTAAGGAGCAGGGAATTCTTTTGATTCGAGAATAGTAGAACCCGACATGAGATACCACATAGTCTTTTTCGCTATCGTCTCACGTTCAGCTACAATTGTCAGAGGAGGTATTACTTCGCCCATCTCATCAACTGATAGCTCGGGCTGTTGCTCTATCTCATCCTTATCAAAGGTCGTAGATCCATCTGATAATTGATATAATGTCTTAGATTCTTCCTTGATACAGAAATACTCCGCTAACCAGACCAGATCATCTTCGACCCAATTAGCATCACCTTCTGCCCCATCTTCCCAATTCTGTAGGTCATTAATAGCCTTATCACCATACTTTTCCTTAAACTCATCTTTAGACATAGAAAAACGTATGAAAGCATAAGGCATGTCGGACAGGTCCGATTCATGGCAAAGATGAAACGGTATATATACTGAGAGTGGGTTATCAATACGGGATATCAGAATTTCCTGATCGAATGACTCAGGATCAACATAATCTGTGTGTATACGGAAATATCCCTGACCACAGATAACAGCATATTCAAGGGCTGTATCCATCGCGCTCTTAACATCATTAGAAGCCATGATATTACGGGTCATACCATTGATCAATTCTGCGGTCTTGGGGTCTGTCACCGAATCGACTGCTCTGACCTTAATAGCTGGCCTGTTACGTCTGATGGAATTTACGACCTGTTGGCATACTGCTGGAAGCTTATTAATCGTTAATGCGGGGCGTCTATCTGCTGCACGTTCGGCCAGATCATTTGCTGACCACTGCTCACCAACAAAAAATTTGATATCATCATGGGCATCGGACCGGAGCTTGGTATCGTTATCCTGGCATATAGTGTACCGGGTCTTAGCATCGGCCAGTATCTTGTCATCACCCTTGAGATTATCAGTATTTTCTTTTGTTTCGTATGTTGCCATAAAAAAAGAGCCCCCAATGATTTTCAAGTCACTGAAGGCTCTTTTGTGGAAGATAACCCTACTATATGTGTTTTATTACGTGTACCTATATAATACCATAAATTAACAGATTAATCAAGGTTAATCTTTATTTTCTAAATTAACCTGGTAGTTAAACTCTATTTTCTTGAATGTTCTTCCGTCACAATGTATGGTCAAAGAGCCCTTCCGACCTATTTCCAACCACTCGGTCATAATGTCATTGACCGCTACCATTACCGATGATGTACTATCCATTCTCTCCTCCATTAATGCTTTGTAGTGGGCACTCATCAGGAAAACTGTCAGTAGTATCGTCACATAATCCTTGAGTACCCGGTGTGTCGTTAGAGCAATATCCATCACAATTATATGGGCACTTGCTGGGACTTTCTATAAACAGTATCTTCAACTCTCCTCCTTATTATACTTGCTGTGTATTTTTTCACAACTCTTATAACTTAATTCATAAAACTGCTCCTTAGTCAGACCGTTAGAGTAATACTTATCATACATTGCATCGGTGTTACATACTGTAGGTCTGGAAGCATATATCTTACAAAAGCCTCCAGGATCAAGTTGGGAACAGGACCCGTCCTCACATATTTCATGGGGAAACTCAGCCAGGTCATAGACTATCTGATCCACTGCTTCGTTATTCTCAGCTGCTTTCATACACATACTATATGCATGTTTTACGACCGCTCCTATGCCCCTACAACAATGCCCTTCACACTTACAATCAAACTTTAGGTCCCCATCCACGATCCACCTCCTCTTCTGTTACTATCTATTGATTTCCTTTTACCGGGCCATCTGTACTCTCCAATACCTGCTGTTAATATGGTTATACAATCGCTGAAATCTTTATAGGTCTCCATCTCTTTTTCCTGATCTTCTTCATAGCGGTGAAGAGTTAAGGCCCTGAGAGTGTTCTTACAAGATGCAGACACGTATAATTTCGGCTTATTTATATCTGACAGGCCCTGTATAGTATTGTACCGTAGATCAGCCTTAATAATATCATTGGCCCTATCAATATTCCTCTCCTGTGGGAGTTTGAATAATATCCCGCCATTTTTAGGGTCTGCGAAATCCTCTACCAGACCCCTTGTATTATTAATTAGATTGGATTGTGCACTACCAAATCCCTTGCTATACCGTGTATCGATGTAGCGCTCTGTGACCTGGATACCGGTCTCAGCTGCAAAAAAGGCCCGGGACAAGTCTTCGACACTCCCCTTATAATGTAGTTTCTTTCGGATATCACTGTAATAAGCATTAAGGGTAGAGAATCTTGGCCACTCATCATAGATCCAGGTCGTAAAATGATCCCCGGTCTTCCACCTTGCTGCCCATATGGAGGCAGAATAGAAACTTGTATGAGGATCTAAGGCCTGGAAGATCTTATAGTCCTTAATAGTCCGTAGGTCGAATTCCCTTACATGGACAGATTTATCAAATGGAGGTGACCAGACATTTGCCCCATAATTCTTTAATTCTCCACCCCAGATGTGTTTGGCCTCCTCAGGCCTTTGAGCATAATCGGTATCTTTTTCATCCAATAGGGTCTGAGATATGTAAGGATTATCCTGCCACCCAACATGAACCACTAAACTATTATTTGGTGGATTTTCTATAAATCGCTTCTGTACAGGATCGTCAGGGTATCCGGGATTCCACTCCAGAAAAATTTCTGATCCTTGCTCTCTAACTGTTGGGAAGAGTAATTGTATTGATTCCTCTGAAAACTTATCACACTCATTACCCCAAACATGTGTCAGTTCGGGTATACTCTTTATCTTCTCAATATTACGAAAGAGTCCAGAAAAGATAAACTTTGATCCTGTTATATTACATATAATCTCGGTCTGAGTAATTGAAAAATAATTCTCAAGATTGTAACGTCTAATAGTTAATAAAATAACTTCATAGACTGAGTCCTTTACAGATCGCATTATTTCGCGACAACAGAGGACTTTTATCTTCTTACTAAGAGCCAGGATTAAGAAGATAATAGCAAAACTATAAGTCTTAGCACCCCCTCTACCACCCACGGCGCACTTGTAGCGGGTATGGGAAGTTAGGAAGGGTTTGAACTTTTCTGGTAATGATATCTCAAGATTATTCATTTATATATCCACCCTGTATTACCTTAGCATATTTTAATCGTTCTTTATAGGCTTCCTCAATAGTATTGTATCTGCCTATCTTTATGTTTTTACCTTTTCTTCCTATTTGAGCAATCCACTTATTATTGACTTTATCCCATGTAACACCTTTATAGCCTGATGTATTTGAGCTCCACATTTTAACATTACACAGATTATTAAAATGGTCACATATTCTTAGATTATCTTTTCTATTATCCAGACCATTCCCATTAATATGATCAACTTCTTTATCCTTTGGACAATCCATAATAATTCTATGCATCTTAATACGACTACCTGCATTTACAGCATACTTTAATGTCTTTATTCTGCCATTACACCATACATGCCAGCTATAACTCTTTATTTTATCGAAATCATCTTTATCGATGATTGCAAATTCTCCCTTACTTAAAGGTATTTTTAAGTAATCTTCCTCCTGAATAGGCATCCATTTTCTTCTTAATTTACCGAAATCTGATCTTGGAAGGCCATCTAATCTTCGTGCCATATCGTCTCCTTTGAACGTTCCTTATGTAGTTAAATGGGCAGGCGGTAAGGATTCCGCTTTTCGGCCGGCCTGGCCTATCCCACAGTTTTAATTCGATTTCAAGGTCAGGTCTTGCCATTAAGTATCCAATAAAGCGAGGACTTCATGCTCATGCAAAAATTGCACGACCTCCGGAGTCTCACATTCCGGAGCAGAAAAATCCCAGGGAGCGCATTGTGATTTGTGGAACATAACTCGGTCTCCAACCTTAAGAGTCCTACAATTGGGACCTGCTGCTATGACATTTCCTTCTCGGACACCTGATTGCTCCTCGTTATGTATTAGTGATTCGACCTCTGGCAGATAAATACCACCTGGGGTTCTTTCAGGAGGAATGTCCGGTTTAATAGCAACAATATCATTTATAGTAGTTAATTCTGGGATCATTTATTTATCTCCTCTATGCTTCCACCAGTTGAGGCCTGATGTCACAAGACCTGCCACAATCATTGTGAGACCGATCTGGGCCTCAGTAATAAGGTCAGCAGGTATTTCCACCCCTGACTTTTTTGTGACCCACAAGGCCGTGTATGACACTATGTATGAAACTCCGACATTAATAATATTGGTCAGGCCCTTTCGGACCGGGATAATCTTTTTGTTGTTTGCCTGTAGAGCTGCATCTAATGTCTCATTAATTTTTTTGATATCATCGCTCATCTACCTTTTCCTCCTTTTTTACCGCCCTTACATTTATTCCTCATTTTCATCTCCTCCTTTAAAATTGTTAATGTATGACTTCAGTCCGATTGATTCTACTAAGTTGAGGTTGCTTGTATGAAATGTGCATTCGATATCACCCTCAGCGGTCACACAAAAAAGAGCGAATCCCTTTGACCTTAACATCGAGCTATTAGCATCGAGCTTATAAGATTCTTCAGTTTCCTTTTTCATCGGGTCCAACAAAGCTGACCTTAATACCGGTCGGGAAGTTGTGCTCGTTCTTTGATTCTACCTTCTCAGCCATACCAAAAAAGTTCTGACCTACGAACTTAGCGAAGTTAGGGTTAAAGCTCCCTGACATGGTGCCACGGATCAATAAATCCTCTCCAATAGCCCTTCCCTTGTCTAAAGCGTTAGAAAACTCGGGTATAGTTTTGGCCCACTCGAAGATGGTAAACTTGCTTACACCGATCCTGGCAGCGTATCCAGCTATGGATGGATAGTAATCTTTGTTGCCTGTGTGGAAGTAATCGATGACATCTTTGCAATATGATTTTTTGTATTTGGTGGGGCGGCCTCCAGGATGTGCCATAATAATTCCTCTGGTCAGAGTTATTGAAAGAGTATTAAATCTATTATTATTATAGCATTTTTGTACAATAATTGCAAGTTTTTAATAAAAAAGGTCCGAAAAAGTTAATTTCCGGACCTTTTATGAAACTTATTTCGATATTAATTATCTACATACTTCTCCACGCCCTTTGCATACATAACAAAGTTTATAGCCCCTACCTCTGCAGCTCGGACAGGTACACTCATTTCCCCATGCGGTTCCTTTTCCCTGACACATAGAGCATTTAACTGACCCAAATCCCTGGCAATGATAACAGGTATGGCATCGATACTGTTTGTAATTACCATACTGACTGCTCGAAGTAACTAACATACCGCCAGCAAAAATAAGCACTGCTGATAGTGTTATGATTTTGATTAGATTCTTCATACTTCCCCCTCGTTTAAGAATGACACAGCTCTTCTGATCCAACCCCTGAGAAAAACGAGTTGAGTTATATCCCTTTCGACTAACCCAATGTAAAAACTTATCCTACGGTCGGTGTAGTTATTGATAATATCTGCAGCTTTCATCAACTTTATTCTACCGAGGGTGATGGGACCTATTATACCGTCAGCGGTCACACCTACCGCCCTCTGCAGTATCTTTGCTGCCTGGTGCGTCCCGGCATTAACAGCCATATCAAAATGTATAATATCTACACCATCTTTCAGCTCATCACACTTAGCCTTTTCCCAATACTCCCTATAAATAGATTTCACCTCATCATTAGTAATCATCGAGACAGGTCGGGGCCTGTGCCCATTCCTTCTCAAAAAACTGTCATAGGACTCTTGGGTTACACCCATGTTTGTTGCACCACCGTGATCGTCTTTATGATGAACATACCCACCCTCATGCTCCAGTATTAATTCTAATGCTTTTTCGTAGTTCTCGTTCATTGATCCACCCCCTCGGTCTTAATTTTGGTTATCGATATTTCCAGGTCATCAATGACCATACTAATCTCATCGGCTCCTGTTAGAGAAAGTATCCCCTGACAGAGTGACCCGATAGAGCTGTCTTTAACGACTGCTGAGGGCTGTTTAATTTTGGCGGTACTCTCGGTCATCTTATCTTCCTTTGGTGGCTTAGTGGGACTCTTTAGTGTGTCTGCTGTTAAACAACCTGGAGTATAATCCTTTGCTACGTTATCCCAGGTATCAGATAATGTGTCATTTTTACGATCAGTACAATTTGGGCATCGAAGAGTTCGGGGACCGGACGGAGAAAACTTTTTCGAACAATCAATGCAGATCTTTTTCGCATAGGTCCTTGACCTGGCATTTCCAGGACGGACTAAACAGCTACCACATTCGGTCTGACTGGTAATTGATGTTTCGAACTCGCTGTTACATGATTCACATATCTTGAACATTATCTGGTCTCTCCTTATCGATAATAAACTCACTCAAATCAGGGTCTTGAACTTCTTCTTCTTCTGAAACACAACCATTATTAGATAAAAATAAGCTATGTGCATCACTCTCCTTATCAAAGATGGCCCACCCTAAAGAGTCCTTATATGATACCAGTCTCATAGGGACATCTTCTTTTACTAAATCAAATGCAGGATTACCGTAATCAACAAGATCTGACATATCCCTACATAAAAAGTAATCTCCCATAGTTTTAATTATTTCACCGTACTTACATCCATCTACATAAAACATAATCACTCCTTAGTTAATTGTTAGCTACTAATTCGTAGTCATCATCATACAATGAATTTAAGATATCGTTACGTTCCAATAATACCGGGTACATTCTGGTAGCTTCAGGAGGCCAGACCATTCCAGGACACCTTGTTTCGAGCACCGTATCTATTTTAGTGATGGAATCAATAACTGGGGTTCTATTATCATTAGAAGATCCCCACTGAACACGGAAATTAAAATCAGATGATCTTATCTCATCTATGAGTACGGTAGTAAATTTTTTAAAATCAAGAGAGCACCCTTTTGCTAATATCATATATGATCCTGAATAAGCATTACAGAATTTATTAAACTCTGTGGTTGTCTTTGATGTAGATATACCAACCCGTCTGAACCTGTTAGTTATTTTACCGCTCTTGGACTTACGAGAAAATAAAAGACACAGGAAGTAACAGTTACGGGTAGTTCCTTTTTGGGGACCTTTAGTAATAGGTATCTTAACTACATCAGTGTAATAACCGTCTACCAGGACATGACACGAACCTTCTTTTTTTATTACATAATCTGAGAAATTCACGAAGACCTCCAATGAAGAATTAATATGGAGGTGTACTTTTCCCCCCATGGTTATTGTTAGATCATGGCTTATTTAAACGTGGTTGAAGTCTTGCAAAACCCCAACCACAATATAACCATGAGTGTACGTTTTGAATATACCACAATATTAATCTTTGGTCAACTAATTTTTTTCGTATTAAGAAAAATATTAAGTATTATCCGTTAAAGAAAAAATGGAGAAGGAAATAAAGCAAAAATCTTTATAGAAAGACTTTATAGTTATTACTCTATAGAAGGAGCGATTCTATTATTTCATTAAATAAGATCAAACTATTAATAGTACTGAATTATCAGTCTATATTT